TAAGAAGTTGTTGTTCTCGTCCACCCTCATTATGAACATCACACTAAAGCTTTTCATTTGTGCTTCTCTTGATATACTTCAATCAGCTTATTCAGATACCACTGTGCTTTCTTTAGATCTTCTAAGCCATTCTTATATCGGTAACGCCAGAGGTACTTAAGGATATTACCTTGTAGGTAGCCCTCACTCTGCTCATTGGTAGCAGCTAGAATAGCTTCAATAGCTTCTATACCACCTGCGTTATAATGTATAGGACTGTTTACATTATCTGTCATTGTTTATCAACCTTTAGCTTTATGACTTTCTTGCGTAGTGCTGCACCCTCTTCAGCCAACCACTCTTGCGGTATGATACGATTAGAGTACATGAACCCATGCTTATCGCACCACATTGCATAAGTAGTCTTTGACCCTTTGTATAACTTAGCGTTCGCATTACTAAAGACAAACCTAATATCTAACTCAGGGTGCTGTTCTCTTACAGCTATGTGCTTACGTCTATCTTCATTGTCAAAGATACCTTTAGTCTCAATGATGATACCGTTATCTAACACAAAGTCAGGTGTGTATGTTCTATACCGAAGATCCTTCCACTCTACCTTAAGCTCCTCATAACGAACTTTCTTTTGGTTTTGCTTCAGGAACTCCGATACTGTTTTCTCTAGGCCACTTCTGTATCGCCTAGGGTTATGCCTCTTTGCTGTCGTCAAAACCATCCCCTATGAATACGTAGTCTACCATAGGCAACTCTTTAGCAGTAGAAACCCTGGAGGGTAGCGTCTGTAGTCCAGGCCAGCACTTATGCTTATAAGCACAGAAGCCACACGTAGTACCTAGCTTCAAGTTACCTGATGCTTTCTTACGATACGTCTCAGGGATAGCCTCAAAGCAACGCTCAAAGGGTTTGTCCTCCTGAATGTACTTTACTGTCTCTTCGATCTTCTGCATCTGTGCAGGAACATCAACACCATTAGCATCGACATACTTGAACTCCCCGTTAGCCTTGTTTATTACCCACCAACCGCCAACCTCTTTACCTGCTGCAACAGCATAGCCTACAAGCTGGCTGACATAACCAAAGGTATCACCCTTTGCTAGTGTCTCGAAGTCAACGAACTTATGTTGGTATGACCAGGGTGATGCAGACTTAACATCATCAACACGATTGTTTAGGATCATGTCGAACTCACCATTGATCTCAGTACCGTCAGACAGAGTAAGTGTAACCTTCTCATTGTCTGTAAACTCAACGTCAGCAGCACGAAGTAACCCCTTGAATACAGCCTCAACAATATCACCCAACATCATGTTCACTAGGAACTGTGTCGGGAATGGTGTCTTGTCTGCAGGGTCATTCTTCTCGTACCAGAGTTGGCAAGTAGGACGCCCAAGGTTGGACATCCTTAACTTAAACTCATCACGAGAACCGCTGCTGAACTGTTTGCGGACTGCATCAGCTACGTCCTTACCAACCTTCTCAATGATAGACTCATCAACAATAGTCTCCCCATTGAGTGCCTTCTGTAAGAAGCTATGCAGTGATAGTTCAGCTACGTGGTTCATCAGTCAGCTACCTCTACATCTACAATGTCATGCAAAGCTTCGAGGGCATCAGCACCAAGACTGTCTGCGTTCTTCTTGTCGTGCTCGGACGAGATGTAGTTGTTCATACCTGAAATCCAATCCATGAAGTTATGCAAGTACTCCTTGTCTTGCTCAACAATGTCTACCTTTACATTAGGAGTTAAGACCATAGTCGCATACTCAGAACCGTCAGGCTTCTCATGCATCTCAGCTGATAGCTCTATCTTATACTGTAGAAGCAACCCTTCCTTACGATCCAAAACTTTGATAGCATCATCAATAGCTTTGATTGTGCCACGACTTTTAACATCCATAACGAATGGAATCTCTACGTCAGTAATGCTGTTGTCCTCAATAGGATTACCTTTGTCATCCATGGCACCCTTCATAGTTACGACACCAAAGACAACCTTGGTACGCTTAGTGTTACGCATCAAGTCCTGCGTTGCTTTAGGTAGGGACTTAAAGTCTTCAATATAACCCGAGGGACGCCCTGCGTTGAAGCCTCCTGCGTTATCTTTCAGGTCACCATTAAGTGAATTAACCAATACAGTTTTATACATTACCTTAGCGTCAGAATCCCAACGTGTCCACTGTAAGCGTAAGGCAAAGATGCGGATCTCTGGGTTGATAGCGTAGATGTCAGGCTTGTCTGTTTGTGTTAGCTTGTAAGAGCCAGCAGGTACAGCGTCAGCTTTAATCTTCTTGCCATTCACTTCAATCTCACCCTTGATAGGGTTATGGATCTGACTGAAGCGTGGAAGCATAGAGCGAGAGCCACTTGAGTTTGAGGATAGTCCCATCATTTCAGCTAGGGATTGGCCTTCAGTTGCTAGTACGATTTCGTTAGTCATATGTATACCTTTCATACATTTTTTTACACGGTCAAAGGAGTCATAGTTATAGCATCACACGTCTTTATTGTCAAGCCAATTAGGGCCGATCTTAGCCTCTAAAAGCAGTGGTACGTTCATGCTAATTCCGTATGCTTCCTCAATGATCTGATTAAGATCGTTATTCATATCATGAATCATCTGTATCACATATAGCTTCTCCTTTGGATGTATGTCTATTACAGCTGAGTCGTGTACTGTATTAACCAAGCATGATTGCAGTGGCTTCAGTCTCTCCTCTAACTCCATTAAAACCACAGGAACAACATCACCAGTAGCAAAGCCCTGCACTGGGTAGTTCTTGATGTTGGTCATGTAGGTTACGCTCCCATTGTCCCTGCGCTTGCAGTCAGGGAATGCGTATTGTCTACCACTTACGTTGGTAATCTTTAAGAATGTCACAGCTTCCTTGGCTAGCTTCTTGTGCCATGCTGCAACACCTGGGTACTTCTCAGTGAAGTGTTCATAGTAAGCAGCTACCGCTTTTGATCTGCCATAACCAGTAGCACCAAAGAGGGGTGCGAAGGTATGCTCCTTAGCTTCCTGTCGTGTAGTAGGCTCACCTGCATCAGTAATAACTTTAGCAGTGTAACTGTGTACGTCAAAGCCTGTGGCAATCTCTTCCATAGCTACCTTATCCTGCGCTAGGAATGCAGCAGTACGAAACTCTAGCTGTGCAAAGTCAGCCTCCATCACGTAGCCACCATCCCATCGTGATACGAATACCTTCTTCACTGGGAATGTGTTACCTCGTGGCATGTTCTGCATGTTAGGGTTACGCCCACTGAAGCGTCCTGTTGCTGTGGTAGTCTGTGATAGATCCACATGCAGGAAGTCATCGTGCTTAGTGTACAAGTCAATACCCTCTACGAAGTTAGACAGATAGCTAGAGATAGCGTTCAGCCTACGTACATCCTGCAAGAAGTACTCAGCCTCCATCATACCTTTACTACGTGCAGTACTAATCAGTAGCTCTAGGTTATCCTTACTGGTAGAGAACCCACTAGCACTTACCCAGTCCTTACTTGGTGGGTAGAACTTAAGACCTGCAATCTCCTGCAACTCTTTAAGTTTATAACCTAAGCCTCCACAGTCAGAGCATTTGTTAGGTTTCTTATACGGTGTACCGTCTACTTTAAGTTTATACGTTTTACCGTTTCCCTCACAGGTACGACAGGTGTAGGCACGTGTCTTCTGTATACGTACAGTGTTAGCATTCACAGCTGCACGATACTCCTTAGCATCATTGACATGCTCGAATAGATCAGCCCACTCGTTCTTGTTGATAGGCTTCATGCTATAGATTACTTGAGACAGTTGCTCTGTAGAGTTTAGATTGATTGGTGTGTCACCCATGAACCTACGTACCTGCATACCCAAGCGTGTCTCTATCTCTGCCTTCTCTTGTTCAAACTCTTTACGCACTTCATCCAGTGCAGCACGATCCACCTTGAACCCACGGGCATACATCTTACACAGTGTCATACATACCTTCATGCTGATGTCACGCACGTTTAGCATAGACTTAGTGTCTTCCTGTTGGTAGTCCTGCTCCTGTGCAAGGAACAGTTCACGTGTGGTATTCAAGTCAGCCTCTAGGTATTCCTTAAGTTCAGCCAGAGGGATCTCGTTAGTGCCGTAACCTTTCTTGAAGTATTCCTTAAGTGTATCCATCTTGCGTGAGGGCAGGTTACGTATCTCAGCACAGCTATCCAAGCTTAGGCTACGCTTCTGTCCACGCAGAAGTAAGTACTCTCCAATCATCGTATCATAGATAGCACCGTCATAGTGGAAGCCCGACTCCCAAAGCCATGGCATATCGTGACGGGCGTTGTGCATAATCAATAGTGTAGTCTCATCAAGTATAGTCTGTAACAGCACAGCCCCACGCCCTGATGTATCCTTGTATTCTACATGGTCAAACGTAAAGACGTGTGTCTCCTCTGGTATATCTACGTTCTGTGTACCTACTTGCACTAGGAAGTTACCTTCTTCCCATGGGTCTAGCAACTTCTTGCCTGAACGTTTTGTTGTGGTGTTCTCCACGTCTAACACTAACCTCATGTCGTCTCCTCTCGTGTGTTCGTTAAGCGGTGTACTGTGCTATCGAACCATCAAGCTCACACGTAATACGTCCATGCCAGCCACCCTCTAGTTTGTTCTTAGCTACCGTCAAGTAGCGTGTCAAGTCTTCATCAGAGTCTACACCCTCAACTGATCTGTTCTTAGATACAAGGATCATTAGGTCTGCCTCTGCTGCCTTGCCTGTCTTAGAGCCTTCCATCATAGACATGTCAGGCTGTACTACATTCTCAGCTACCGCACTAAGTTGTGACATCCAGATCACGGCACAGTTGTACATCTTAGAGATGTTACGTGCATGGATAGCAGCCTCTTTAAGATACACGTCTGACTTGTCACTGTTCTTAGTAGCAAACTTGTCACCCATGTCTAGCACTACGATGTCAGGCTGATAGCTCTTAACGATAGCCTCAACCCAGTTCATGTCCTTGCCAGTGCTGTCCTTCATCCTCACGTTTTGTTTCACTTTGTTATATCTCGTGAGTGCCAGTGCCTTGTTAGCTACGATCTGCTTCATCGTCATACCAGAGGATGCTTGTACATACCGTGCAGCTACTCGGATTGTCTTCTCTTCGTTAGTAAGAACTAGGCACTTAGCCCCTTGGTGTGCGAACCCATTAGGAGAGGCAATGAGAGAGGCGTGGAATGAGGTCTTGCCTACGTTAGGACGTGCACCTACCATCATAAGGTGACCCCCACTGATGCCCTCTACCCTGGCTCTCAGGCTAGGTATGTTAAACTTCCACTGACTCTCTACCTGCACAGCATCAAGTACAGTGTCTAGTTCGATGTCTTCAAAGTCGATACTCAGGTTAGGGGTGAAGTCATTCTTGTAATCATCAAGCAGCTTACGCAGTGCATCAAGGTTTGACTCCTCACCATTCACATACTTGAAACCAAGGTTGGCTACCTTCTCACCTACATACTGTTGGAATAACCCTGACATAACTTCAGTGGCTATCTCATGGGACATAGGTACTTCGTTGTCGATCTTAGTGAACAGCTTCTTGTAGGCTTCCTTGTTAGCTGTTGTCATAGTACGGTTAGCTGTAAAGAATAGGGACTCTAGTTCAGCAGGAGTAATGTCTCTGCCGTATACATCCATGGCCTGGTCTAGGCTTTGCTTTATCTTACGTACATCCTTAGTGAACAGTTCATCGGGGCACCTCACTCCTTTGTTACTGTCGTAGAACTCCTTGTCTAACAGGGTTCTAATCAGTGCAGTCTCACTCATTATCTTCACGTCCTCGAATTAAGTCTAGTAGGTTATCGTATATAACAGACAGTGCTGCTATAGGCCAGACCAAAGCAAACTTGATTGGGTTGTTTGGTTCGTCTGGGTCAGTACTCTCAAGCATACTAACATGTAGTATAACACCAAGTAGGTACATAACTATACAGCCGTGTGCAAATCCAATTAACATTATAGGTAACCCTTCTTTATTGCTATCTGGAACAAACCCTCAGTCTTTTGTAGGGATGTTACTAAGTCTAGTAGTTGTTGGTATGACATACAGATAAGCTGATACTCTTCTAGGCCATCCTCAAATTGTCTAATGAATACAGTACCATCATCAGCAAGTATCATCTCAACGTCTTCATACTTATCCTTCTCGTCCATTGACACAATGACAGAGGAGTCTTTTTCAAACTCTACAGTAAACATTATGTTAGATCCCCGTCTGTCCAGTTATCCCAGTCGTCATCCTGCTTGTTAAGCTTCTCACGTTCTTTGGCACGTTGACGTTCCTCTGGTGTCATCTCACGTATAACGTTCTTTGCTCTGTCTACGAACCACTCATCTGGTATGGGCTTACGCCCCTCTGGGATCTTAGCCATCGTGCCACTCCACTACTCGTCCTGTGTTCCATGTGTTAGCCTCTACCTGTGCTTCCTCTTTAGTGTCGTAGAGTTTCACAGGTGTTAGGTTAGTGAATACTTTAGAGTTCTCCCTGATGTAATCAGAGTGACCTAACTCTATGTCAATCATCACTGCGTACTTCATCTTTGTTATACTCCATGTGGTCTGTGATAAAATCGTACACCAAGCCCATATCTAGCTTAGCGGCTGCGCAGTATAAGGCTAACGTTAAGCCTTCCTCTGCCAGTAATTTACGTACCTCTGCATCATAGTGAAACTGATAGGTGGCACTACCATCTTCGTGTTCTTCTATTGTTTCTACAACAATAATACCTACGTCCTTATTCATTATTCTTCTCCTCGTAATGCTGCCCATGAAACTGGGAATAACTTAGCCATCTCTTTGTCGATCTGGTTAGCTACAAGCTGTGACTCGTATTGTGTGTCAGGCTTACAGCGTAGGTGGCACATATCAGCAAAGGCATCAAGCGATCCAGACCAGTACCACTCAGTCATCATCGACTGTGGCAATACCATACGTGCTTGCTCTGGTGCTACACCTATTTCCAACAGAAGTCTGTAACGGGCAACAGTATCATCATACAAGGCCTCTACAATATCATCTGATATAGTTATAGTACCCTCACTACCCTGCTTCTTGTCAGCACTACGTCCACGCCAAACATCAGGTGAGTAGAACTCAGGCTCTTCATCCACATAGCGTCTGCTTATCTCGTTCCAACGTAGGAACTTATGCTTCACTAGTTGACGTGCTACAAAGACTGGTGCTTTAACGTGGAACGATGCAAAGGCATGACCGAATGGTGAAATGTGTTTGTGCTTGGCTAGGTAACGGATCAGCTTCACGTCACGTTGATGCAATGCTTTCTCTAGTGGGCCATTAGTATCAACCCCAGAGTAAAGGTACTCACTCTTCTTACCGAAGCTAACCCGTGCTGCGTTTACCACTGACAGGTCACTACCCATGTGGTCAATGTAAGTTGCTTCAATCATAGTACCATCTCCTTTAGTCTAACTATGTCGGACTCTAATCCATACTTGATGTCGTCGTCAAGTCTTAATGCTTTGGTAGGTAGCCCTGTCCATAACTCTACCTCTCGCTTATACTGCAAGGTCTTGTGTGCAGCGTCAGGGTCTAACGCAATCACCACCCTGTCATACTCACCAAGGTGTTGCATGATAGCAACACTTAGTGATGTACCCAGGATAGCAAAGCCTACTGCGCTGGGCGCATAGTGTGCCACCTTGATAGCACTGATAACATCCTCGACTACCACAGCCGTGTTAGCATCAGGTGACACACGCTTAGAGAAGAACTCTGCATTACCACTATAGCGGTACCACTTAGGTATAGCACCATCCAAGGCACGGCCTACTGCGTCTAGCATTCTGCCCTTATACAGGATAGGGAACACTGCACGTCTATCCTTTACGTCATACATAATACCCTCACTCTGCAGTCCCCACTTCTCTATAAAGTTGTGCAGTACTCTATGCTCAGGACGTGGATCTACCACATACTCTGGATAAACTAAGGGCTGTAACTCCTTGGGAGTATTATCTTTATTGCTTTGGATACGAGCCTTGATCTCCTCGGCTGTCATGTCTGTAGCATATGCACCTGTAAGCTTACAGCTCAACTTAAAGCAGTTATAAATATATGTGCCGCCATCCTTTGTGACAGTGAAAGTATTACGTGATCGACAGACAGGGCAGTTAGTACGATAAGCATCGCCATCCCTTAGGTTGAGTGTGTCAATGAACGCTGAAACTTTACTCATCCTTTATCTCTCCTCTACGTCTAGCTAGTGCAGTACTGGCACCAGTGAATGTGTTTACGATGTAAGGCTTGATGGATGCAATGTCTTGGTGACCACTCACCTGCATGATACCTACTGCATCAACACCTGCCTCAACCATCTCAGTGATAGCGGTACGGCGTAAGTCTCTGGCTTGTAGTTCTGCGGGTAGTCCTGCCTCAGCCTTGACACGGTTGACTATCTGATGAATGCCTACCTCAGAGTAAGGTGGATAGTATCCATCCTTAGGGTTAGGCTGTGGTGCCACGTACCGTTGGAAGTTGAAGTACTCATGCTGTGCCTTGAGCATAGCCATAAGATCGTCAGGGATAGGTAGGTGTACATCAGCACCACGTTTGCTTTGCGTTATGTCTACACGCTGATCGTCAAAATTGATGTCTGTCCACTTGAGTAAACGCATATCACCTAGACGCTGGCCCCACTCGTAGGCCATGTGTACGATCAAGCCAATGCTACGGTACTCCCACTTAGAGTATGCCACATCTAGGAAGGCTTTGACTTGCTTACGTTCCCACTTAACCTTGCGTGGCTTGAGTGTCTTACGGCGTAGGTATCCTACAGGGTTAGCTATTATAGCATCGTGACGCACTGCTGTATTGAGTACGACACTGAGGCAGGCCATACAATAGTTAGCTGCACCAGGTCCACGATCCTCGTTCATCCTGTCGTATGCATAGTTCACATGTTTAAACCTGATGTCCTTCAGCTTCATGTTACCTAGGTGCTTACCCTGTTGGATCTTGGTAGTGCATACCATGTTAAGGCATGACTCGTACTTGATCTGTGTACGCCCACTAAGCTTAGCAAAGTCTGCTGTCTGCATGTACATATCACAGGCATCACGTAGCTTAGTCGTGGGGTGCAGTTCTAACTTGATATGCTTTACCATTTCTTCCTCACTTTCCAGTACACCCAGCACTCCATGCAGTGGCTCTGCCCTAGTACCAAGTTAATAAGCCATGCGATGTTAGGCTTGCCATCCTTGTGCCACTGGTGGTTACGTGCGCTGAACGTTTGATTGTTATCACCTCCAAGTAGTACGTTTATCAGTACACTTAGGGCTATCATTACTCGGTTTAGGTATCGGGCTATGGCTCCAGTCATCACACGGGTCATCCTCTTGTTGTTGTTTCTCTGTTGTCATAACATCCCAACCCCTACACCAAAGCATATCATAACTAGGATAGTCATAGCTATAACCTTAAAGACTACCCTAAAAGTTTGGTACATATAGATTGCCCTTCTCTCGTAAGTCAACGATGTGCTTTAGTTCATTACGAAGGAAGTCAGCACGATCAAAGTCACCCTCCCATTCATGTTCATCTATAGCCTTGGCAGTACGGTTGTACGCCTCCTGTATAGGTGTCAGGTTCTTGGTGTTGTATTTCATTGGTCTGTTCCTCTCTTAACAGCTTACGTAGGGATAGTTGAACACGCAGCTTATACCTATCTCATAGTCAGGTGTATGTTCATAC